CCGCGCCGATATAACCCGTCAGGCGCACGGTGGGGCACCGCCTAAGTCTGTTCGCAGTAGTTGATAAACCCGGCCGCTTCGGCGTCGCTGGCGAAACCGTACGTCGAAAAATTATTGCGTATATCGATGTTGACTTGCAGCGGCTTGTTATCCTTGTCGATATGGTGTTTGCTCATGATGAATTGGAACGCGGCGTGGCGCGCGTCAACCGTGCCGGGCGGCGGGAGCGCCGCCGCTTTCAGTCGCATGAACTCGGCAAGGTCCGCATCCGTGATTCGTGATCCGCTCATTTTTACTCCAATCTGTGCATTCGCCCCGCGCACTGGACGGGTAGAGCCATCAGCCCGAGCGCGGAGCAAAGCGGGCTGTCGTCAAATCGTTTCGGTCCTGATTGCCGCGTCCGCAAGTATGCGCGCCCTTCGTCAGTTAGTACATTCCACGGCCGGGCGGTCGGGCTGAATTCATCGAGCGCAAGGTAGCCGGTGGCGCGCATCCTAGCGAGCCGCTTGGCCGCGCTATGCAACGTCAGATCGAAATGGTCGCGCACTTGCGCCGTCGTCACGCCGCCGGCCGACAGCGCGCGCTCTAACGCCCAGTGCCGGATTACTACGTCCGTTTTTATTCGGCGATTCATTTCGTATTCCCTTCGGCGGCTTGGGCGGATTGGCGGGCGATTCGGTCCAGCCGTTCCAGTTCCGCGACGATCAGCGCACCAGCCCGGATGAGGTCGCGGCGCGGCAGTTTTGGATTCCACCATTCCACATCGAACGGCCAGAATGACGGCGGCTCGTTCGCGTAGGCGTCGCGGTTCGGGTTGACCATGTCGCCAGCATTGAGCGCGTAAGCCGCTGCTGCGGTAGCAAGTGCGCCTTGATAGCCGATGCGGTCGTCATGCTCCGCCGTCCAACCCTCGGCGCTGATCTGCCGCGCCCGCTCTGCCGCAATTTCGCCAACCGGGCCGTCCAGTTTGGCGCGTAGGCTGGCGTTCTCGGCGCGCAGCTTTGTTTCCAAGCAACACGAACACGGACGGCATATCGGCAAGTGCACGGCGCAGTCGTGCGAATGAACAAGATTCGCTTCCTCGCGCGCGACAATACCAGCCACGTTCTTACGTGCCTGTTCCACGATTTCAAGGAACTTCTTGTCATCCGCCACATCCTCCGGCGGCTCCGCTCCTCGGGATGCGCGGCGGTTCCAGTTTGCTATTCCGTCTGCAATGCTGTCAGAGGAATACGATAAGCCGATGCCCCAGATGCGAGCCGGCGGTCCAGCGGCATCGCACTCTTGACAAACAGCGAGAGGGAACTCGCCATCGTCGGTGCAATGATCCGAACCGTGCGGATCAATATCGACCGACCCACAAAACGGGCACGGCAGCAGCGGAGGAGTAACGGAGGAGGCGGTCATCGCCCTCTCCTCACAACCCAAGCGGCGACGACCGCGATCAGCAGCAATGCGAAAACGCTCGGTTCTGGCACCGACTGCGGCGGCGTGTTGTGCCACGGCTGGCATTGCCCGGGACCGGGTGGCGAGAAACAAATCTCCTCGATCGTCGTCATGGCCTGTACACCTGTGATTGCCATTGCATCGTCGGCCGCTTGTGCGCGCCCTTGTTGAGCGACGGCGCGTAGCCGTCCGGCTTGATGATGAAGTCGCGCCGGCACTTGACTGCTACCGCGCCCCATGCCCTCGGATCAGGTGCCGCCGGCAGCCCGCGGGCTTCGGCATAGTCGCGCACCGTTTCGAGCGCAAATCGCTGATGGTGCCGGGCGAATGTGAGCAGATGCGCCCGAGCGAGCAAAATCCAGCCGCGGACTTCGCGGTCGGCATGGGCCGCCGCCCGCGCTATGCCCTCGTCACGCTCCGCAGCGCCCGGCGACCTATCCACGATGCTCCGGCCGGTTTGAACGATGCCAGCGGTCATTTTGCGCCCTCCAGCTCGATCCGGCGGAGCTTGGCGGCGTCGCGGAGCTGCGCGAAGTCCGGCGGCCCGAGCTTGTCGCCAAGGGACAGCGCCAAGTCGACCGCATCGGCGTTGATCGACTGCTCGACCATCGTTAGCAGCTCGGCCAGCGTCGGCGCTGGCGGCGCCGGCTGCCGGCTCCCCTTCGCGCGCTCGGCGACGCGGGCACGGGCGGCGTCAAAGTCCGGCCCTTTTTGCGGTGCTGGCTCCGATTTTTCGACAGTCGCTTCGACCGCTGTTTTTTCCGGCCCCGCCTGCGCATCGGGAAGTTTCTCGCCCGCCGGTTTGTCCGTGAGCTGCGCGGGCTCGCCGTCGCCGATAGTGCGCTCGCTCACAATCTCCGCGTTGATCGTTTCGAGCTTGCCGCCCGTCGGGCGAGCTGCGCGATCGCCCTCGATGATCCGCTCGGCTTCATCCTCGTCATAGATGCCCGCGAATCCGAACGCCATGCGCGCACACTGGATCAGCGCTTTGTGCCGCAACATGCGCGACGGATGCGATTTCCACGGACCAGACGAATCGCGAAAGCACTCCGCCAAAAACTCGCGCGCCTTGGTCGGGTGCTCGCGATCGCGCCGGTAGATAACGGCCTCGATCCATTGCGGCGAGCCCTTATGCTTTTCGCCTTCACTCGGCGGCCCATATTCGAATTCGACGCCGTTATACGTTTCCTGTTCATTGATAATGCGCAGCCAGCCGTCGACGGACACGACGGGCACGATCGCACCGCCCTGCCCCTCGAATGCGAAAATCTCGCGGGTAAACGGATTGAGCTTGTGCTGATCGGCAACGACCATGACGGCCGCGATCTGCGCGTTGCTCGCTTCGCGATTGTTCGGCAGCTTGAACACCGTCGCTTTTAGCGTTTTCCAAAGCGCATCCTGATCGATGCCAAAGCGTTGCGCGAGCCGCGCGACGAGCAACCGCTGTTCACCTTGTACCATCGCCGTCGCTTCGACGGGTTTCGCTGCGTCATTCATTGTCGGCCCTCCGGGTTAAGCGTCAAAGCGCGTCGCCCAAGTGGGCAGCACGAGCGTCGTGATTCGTTCATCGTATCCGATCCATTTCCCGGCAGCGAGCGCGTCGCGGTAGCGCGCATACGCTTCGTCCATCAGCCGCTTGCCGGCCATGATCGCGGAGCGGTCCAAGTCGTACACCGCAACCGCGTGCGGCTCCTCCGACTCGACGCAAATCATCGCGAAAAACTCCGGCGTCTCGTTGAACACGGCTTCATGCGCATTGTGGTATTGCGCGCCCTGCAAGTGATATTGGAAATTCGCGGCCGACTTGCGGAATTCCTGCGGCGATGCATCCTTCGTCGTTTTAACATCTAGAATGCCGCCGAAGTTGATCGCGTCGAGCCGCGCCTTGCACGGTACATCGTATTGTCCGTCGCGCCAGAACAGGGAGACTTCGGTATAGGCGCCGCGCAACAGGCGACGAGCTGCCGGGCTGGCGCGGATCGCTGCGATGCACTTCGCCGCCGCCGCGTGCTCGGCCGGCGCGAGCACGATCTTGCCGGCGTGCTCGGCGCAGAACGCGGCAAACTCCGCCTTGCCGGCGTTGCTGCGCTTGTTGAACGTCGGCGACAGCACGACGCGCGACACGTAGCGGTCAGGCTCCAGCACGCCGCAGTGTACGGCCGTGCCGAATTCCATCGTCTCCGTTGGCTCGCTCGGCTGATCGCGCATCAGCTTGTAATGCATCGGCGAGCGGAGAATTTTCTTCGCTCCGCTCGCCGATATTGCTTCGATTGCATGGTACGTCGTCTCCGGCATCCGATAATAAACGCCGTCGTAAATCGGCGGGTCATCGATCGGTCCGACAACTTCGGCGATCGCTTCGCTCATTTCGTCGTCGCGATCGCGACCATGACGGCGACGAAACCGAGCAGCATTCCAATAGCGAACGCGATTATCGGCGGCGGGTGCAACGTCGCTGATACAGCGACGGACACTGCGGCGGCGCCGATGCCCGCGATAATCGTGCGTGCGCCGAGTCGCGCCATGTACGATTTCATTCTGGCTCCGCGCTCGCGTCGTCGACCGGGAATTGCGCGCCGTGTTTGATAAGTGCATCCTGATCCGCGATCGGCGCTTCGTAAATCTTTTTCGTGTAGAAACGGATCGCCGCCGCTTCGCTCGCCGCGCGAATCAGTGCAACCGCGATGCCGTTTTCGAACAGCACGCGAATCGGGGTCTTGCGCGCCGGTTTTGCTTCCGGCGTTGCTGCCGTTGTGTTTGCCACGTCATACCCTCCAATGTGAATGATCGGGCGACGGCGCCCGGAGACGCCAATCCCCTCGCACGGGCAGCGCCGCCGCTCGATCATTCGTTGCCGCTACGCGAAGCGCAGCGGTTTGTTCTTATGCTGGACGCCGACCTTGAAAAAAAGCCAATCGTCTCCGAGCAATTTAACCGAGCGTCGCCATTTCCGGCGGTGCGATTGCACTTGCCGCCAGCTCATGCCGCGGAGCAGCGGGAACGCGAAGCGCGACCAGTGCCGCAGCTCGCGCTCTGACAGTGCGGACAAACGCGACGGCCGCTCGCTCGGCGCGAGCGCGGGCGCTTCGGGCGACAGCTTCAAGCTGACTCTGTTGCGCATTTTGCTTCTCCGTTTCGAGTCGAATAACGCGGCGGATAAGATGCAACGCGATTTCCTTCGCGTGCGAATCAACGTACAGTATCGGCATACATAGCATCGCCGCGTCGACCGGCTCGACTCCGTAAAACGCGACGAACGCGGCAAGCCCGACGTACCGGCGATACCGCATCCCGCCGCTCAGAGTGCCGCGCCATTCCGCCGGCAGCTTGAGCCCCGCCGGCTTTACACCGTCCGCGACAAACTCTGGAATGCGCGACGTGATCCCGCAGAGACAATGATTCCAATCCGAAACATCAAATAGCGTGCTCGGCTTCGCCACTTCCGCCGCCAACCGTTGCAGGCGATCGATTCTGACTTGCATAGCGCTCCCTCCATTGTTGACACACTCCCGCGCCAATCAGGTGCGGATACTTGTATGCGCTGCATTCGCACGTCTGCCGCGAAAGTGGCGCAGCCTTCGACGAAATGTACGGTAGAACTGTCACGCGGCCAGCTTCGGGCCGGGCGGCGGCTCGTCGTCGCGCTTTTTCATGCGCTCGACGAGCATCGCATCGGCCATCGCGTACGATGCGGCGGCCGTCGTCTCGACGGATATCCCGGGCGTCTTTAGGATCGCGCTCGCCGCAATCAGCTCGCGCAAAACAACGATCGCGAAAGCATCGCGCAGCGTCATGCCTGGATGCAGCGGGCTCGGGAATGCCGGGCCGCCTTTGCTTGTGGGCTGTTGTGGATTCATGCCGGCACCAGCATCATTGCGCGCCCGTATTGAAAATGCAGCTCGCGCTCGGCGTCCCGCCCAACTTCTCGCGCCATCGATTCGAGTATCGGCATTCCGCTGTCGATCGATTGCAAAATCTCTGCCCGCGTCGCTTCGCGGCCCTCCGCGTACCACAAGCATTCGACCGGATCGCCGAGCCGGATAAGCCAACCGTTGTCGGTGCGGAACGTCTCAAAGCTCGTCGTCAGCCATACGAGCGTGACGCCGGGATTGCGCGCAAGCATGATACCGCCGGGCTCCACGACGCCGCTCGGCATGTTTGCGTCGCGCCGCTGCGCCTTCGGCAGCGTCAGGAACGGGCAGGCCGTCGCGCCGAATACCGCGCAGTCGCGATGACTCGGCGGCTCGCTCGATACACGATTGACGGCGCACATCGGCCCGATGACGAATGCTCGGCGACCGCGCAGCTCTTGTCCGCAGAGCCAACACAAGCTACGGGCGACACACTCCACGCGAAAATCCCCGCGCATTACACGAAAATCGGGAACGCCATCGATCCATTCGACGAACGCCGGAACGGGATACCCGCGTGCATCGATCGGCAACCGTTGCATACGCGGCGGCACTGGCGGCAATCCCTTGCGCAGCTCCGGCCTCATGGGCGCCCCTTGCGATGCTCCGCGATATATTCCTCGCGCGTCGCAACGCTCACGACGTACGGCGCCGGCTTGCCCGCCTTATCCTTGTACTCCAGACCTTGCGCGACTTGCGACGCAATGAACAGCTCGGCGTCCCATGCGCGGAAATGCTGCACCGGGCCGCCGCCGTGCCGCAGAAAAACGTCGCGCCCGCTCAATCCTTGCTCGTCCATCGTGCTCCCTCCAAGCTAGCGACTATCTTGCGGCTTTCCGCAAGCAAACGCAATAGGCTTTTGTCGATTTCCCGAAAAGATTTCAGATTCCCCGGCGATTTTTGGTCACGCGCCATCGCGCATAGCTCGGGCAATCAGCTCCCGACAAATCGCCGTCAGCTCTTGCCCGGCGCCGGCTGTCGTCAGCTCGTGCAGCGCGAGCCGCGCCGCATCCGTCAGCTCGTCGAACAGCAACACGCGGCCGAGCGCCTTAGTCAGCAGCCCGACATTCTGCCCCGCGTCGAACATCAGAGCGTTAAAGTCGTCGGTCGGCGGCACGCCTAGCGCCATCGTCTCCCGCACGCGCACGTTCGTCTGATCGACCTTTTCCGCGATGACTGTCGCCAGCGCCTTGCGCATTGCTTCCGTACGTTGTTGTGCTGTTACTTCGCTCATACTATCCGCTCCCTTTGTAATCGACCGCGCGGCCCTCAAGCCTCGCGATCAGCTCGTGCAGCGCCGCGATCATGTCCGCTCGCTCCGCGTTGCTGATGTAGTTGAGCCGGCCCGCGTCGCCAAAGTCGAACATCAGCACTACGAATCCAGTCTTGCGCGGGCGCACGTCGCCGTTTAATTCATCGTCGATCGCCCGGCCAAGCGCGCGCATCGTAGCAATATACTTCGGCTCGATCGGCTCGCCCATTAGCCGAGCCCGAGCACGCGCATCAGCAACAGCACGACACGCGCCCAAATGTAGACGTTCAACAACGACAGCATCGTCGCCGCGATGCGCCAACCGATCGTCATTGCGGCACCGTGCCGAACGTGTATACCGTCAACACGATTACCGCGACGAGGACCGCGCATTCGAGCGCCCATAGGATCAGCGCGCGTCGACTGTTCAAGCCGGCGCGCTCTAGTTGCGAACGGAAGCCGGGCGTCATGTCGCCGCCAGATGATTGAGCTTGTCGAATTCGGCGACATATTCCGCCGTCGATCGGAGCCCGGGAGTCGGAAACTTGCGCAAGTCGAAGCGCGCCTGACAAGTGAATAGGTGCGCCGTCAGACGCCAGAGCCGCGCCTTGTACGACGGCTCGCCCTCGTGGCGCTCGCGCATGAAGCGCGAACGCTCGGCATATTCGCTAGCAAGGGCCAGCATCGGGCGCGTGCGGGCCGCGAGTTGCGCGGGCGATAGTCGGACACGATCGCGGAGCTTGAGCCGTTTGGCGGCCGGCGGCGCTATCGTCATGGCATCGTACGCGAGTTGCGCGCGCTGGTACTCGATGGCGCGCTGCCGCTTCTGTTGATAGGTCATGACTCACCCCGCGCTAGCTTGATGATTTTTTCGGCCAACGGATCGGCCGCCGCTTGTAGATCGCTCGTCGGAAGCTCCGGCCAGAGCGCCGCGAAGTCGAGCAATTCCTCGACGATCGCGGCGCGCACCTCGTCGCGCTCACTCATGACGGCGCCTTCATGCGGTCAATCGCGGCGGCCGTCGCTTCGCTCGCGCGCTCGTCGGCGCGTTCTATTTCCTCGATGCGCTGCGTCGCCAGCATCATAAGCAGGGAAACGTCGCCGAGCGCGTCGACCGGATCGCGGCGACTCAATGCTAAGACTGCGCGCTTGAGCCAATCGCTTACGCTCGGATCGTTCATAAAATCGGCGCACTGGCGCGAGTAGGACGCGTCGCCGCTTTCTATCTGTATGCTAATGGTCAGTTTCACTTTGGCGTCTCCGGTTCGTTCGATGCGAAAACCGCATCGGCAACGCGCGCAGCGTTGCCGCTGAATTCTCCGCTTATAAATTGTCGAGAATAAATACGGCAGCGTCGCCGCGCCAAATGATCGTGCGGCCGGTCGTGTTACCGCGCATCGGCAGCCCGACGAAACGGGCCTTTATCGCGTCCAGCTCCGCGCCGTTCGCCGCGCACGTTACAAATTGCTCCGGGCCGACGTTCAGATCGGGACCGGGTTGCCCAACGTACCAGTATGCATAGTTAATCGTGCCCGGCGCCCCGCCGTCTGGATCGTCGTAATTGTCGTCCGCGCTCGTGCAGACGAGCACGGCCGATGCCTGCGAAGCGAACAGCAACAGCGCGAGCGCTGCAATGGTATTGCGTAGCATGATGGCGTCTCCAATATCGTGCAAAGCGCACGGGCCGGGCCGAAGCCCGGCCGCTGCGTTCTACAGCAACAGCAACAACAATAACCAAAGCGGCAGAGCAGATGCGACCTTGAAACAAATCCAGACGAGCGCGAGCGCGAGTAAGATTTTCACGGCCGCGTCTCCAATATCTGCTCGACGGTGCGCCCCGTTGCCTTTTCAAGATTCGCGCGCAGCCCGGCCACGCTGTTATTCGCGTTTTCCATTTCGCGCACGCGTAGCGCCGTCAAGCGATCGCCGAGCGCGCGCGCTTCGTCTGCCCGTTCAAGCGGCACGCGCAGCCCGAGCGCTTGCAACACTAGCATTGCATCGCGCTTATTGAGCTTGAATTCCCACAACTGCACAACATGCAATTCCGAGCGCGGGCCGCTGTCGTCGTCGTGTTCGTTCGTGCTGCTCATGACTGCACCTTGGCGGCGTAGTATTTCCGGCTGCGCTCTAGCTTGGCGAGCGCACGATGCGCGCGGGCTTGCTTGCGTGCCCATCGTACAATTGCGGCGTCGAGCTTGGCGAGCTTCGCCGCCTGCCGCTTGCGCAGCGCGTCGCCAGCGATCGGCCGCACGGTCTGCACATGCTCGACGGCGGCCGATAAGTCCAGCCCGTCAAAGCGGCTGCCTGCCTTTGCGTTCAGTTTGCGCGGTTTCATGATCGTATCCTTTGTCGGGCACTGTGCCCCGCCAGCGCTCTAGGATCGTCCCTAGAGCGCTGGCAGCGTCAGCGCTAGGCAAGGTCCAAGGCGCGCTTACCTGTCGCCTTGGCGGCCGTGCTGACGGCTTCGGAGCGGGCCGCCGGGCGCGCACGTCCTACACTCCAATCGCGCAGCCGCTTGACCTTTTCCGCTGCTGTCTTAGTCAACGGCACGACGGTCCCGGCAGCGGCGAGCAGGTCTTTTGTGCGAATCTCGCGCGCGCCATCGTTAAACGCTTCGAACAATGCGTCCGGCACAATGGCGGCGATTTCGCTGCCAGTGAAACCCTCGCACGCCGCGCTGATCGCGTCCAGGTCGACCGGAATGCTGCCGCGCCCGTGCGCCTTCATTGCCGCCTTGACGACGGCCGCGCGCTCGTCTGCATTCGGCACGTCGACAAACCATAATTCATCGAAGCGCCCCTTGCGCAACAACTCGGGCGGCAAGCCTTCTACATCGTTCGCTGTCGCGACGACGAACGCTTCGCCCTGGCGCTCCTGCATCCAGCTCAGAATAGAGCCGAGCGCATCAGACGAAACGCCGCCATCAGCCGAGCCGGATGTTGCACCTTGCAACGCTTTTTCGATTTCATCGAACCAGACAACGCAGCGGCCGATCGCTTCTATAACCTTGAACGCCTTGCGCAGATTCGACTCAGACTCGCCGACAAACTTCGACTTGAGCGCGCCCAGGTCGACGCGCAACAGCGGCACGCCCCAAGCGGTCGCGATCGCTTTGGCGGTCAAGCTCTTGCCGCAGCCCGGCACGCCGACGAGCAACACGCCACGCGGCGCCGGCAAGCCGTATTCCCGGGCCTTAGTGCTGTACGCCGTCCGGCGGGCGCCGAGCCATGCTTTCAGGTTTTCGAGCCCGCCAACGGCTTCTAAACCGCCGGGGATCGGGTCGTACCATTCGAGCACGCGCTCGCGAGCGATGACGCGCTTTTTCTCGCCCGCCACGATGGCCGGGTCAATCTTGCGCGACTGCACGAGCGATCGCGCATAGCAACTCGCCGCTTCCTCGCCCGACAGGCCGATTGCCGCATCGATCGCCGCGTCACGCGCGCCGTTCGGCGCTGCGGTCTTTTGCATGTCGTCGGGCAATCCAGCGATCGCGCCGTCAAGTATGGCGGCGATTTCCGCGCGGTCAGGCATCGGCCATTCCAACACGGTCGTATGTCCGGCCAGCTCGGGCGGCACGTCGCCGCTTGGGCTAATGACGATGATCGCTTGCGCGCTCGCCCTGGCGGCCGTTGGCAAGCTCCGCGCAAGGTTGCGGAGCTGGCGCAGCGTGACGGCGCCGGATGAACCGCCGAGCCACGCGGGCAAGTCGCGCATGATCCAGACGCCGCGCTCGTCACCGTTCTGCGACTTGCCGCCGATCAACGTCAGCATGGCGGCCGGATCGTTCAGGTCGCTACCGTAGCGTGCGCCGTTGATATCGGCCGCGCCTTGCGCAACGTCCCATGTCCGCGCGACGTAGCCCGCCGATGCGGCCGCCTCGAACAGCGAACGCTCGACGCGCGCTTCTTCGCGCGTCACTATCCACAAAAGCGAATTGCGAGCGCGGAGCAGTGCGGATACATCGGCTGCGGCGCGTATTCCGTTGTTGCTTTCCATGATCGTCGATCCTTTTTTGTGCGCCAGTTATAGGCGCGGATTGTGTTGCGGGTTAGTGCCCGTGATGCCACGACTTGCCGCCGTCGTGCGAATGCAGCCCGGCGCCGACCGCTTGCTTATCGATCGTGCGGCCGGCCATCTGCTCCGCCTTCGCGATCGCCGCCTTAGCAAGCGGCGAGCCGCTTACCATGATGCGACGATAGGCGCACGCGTCCGTTACGCTGTCGCGCTCGCTATCGCTGATGCCTTCGAACGCTACGCCGCCATTCGAGCCGACGCGCGCCTTGATGCGGCCCGCGATCAGCCCGGCGCTAAAGCGCTCAACAGCGGCGCGCACTTCGGCGATGCGCTCGCTTATCGTTTGCTGCGGTTTTAACTTTGTGTCGCAAGGCATGATTAAAGCTCCGGGTTAGGTTGCGAAACGGCCGGCGCATCGAGCGCGATCGCTGGCGAGTCAAGGTCCAACACGCGCGGCGCCTGTTCGCTGCGTTCAACTTGCAAGGGCGTTTCGTCAAGGTCAAGAAACGACGTGCGTGCCGCTGCAATCTTGCGCGCCACTTCGCCATCGATCGCCACGGCCGCCACTTCGCCCGCCTTCGCTGCGCGCACGATCTCGCGCGCTGCACGTCGCGCCGCGTCGACAGCACCCTTGACGCGGTTTGCGCCGTCGGCCGTCAACATCGTTGCGATTTCCTGTGCGCGGCGCGCAGCATCGCGCACCTTGCCCGGATCGAGCGCGGTAACGCCCGACTCCATCGCGGCGAGTATATCGGCCAGCTCGGAGCGGATCGCGCGCGCCGCCTGAACGTCGTCTTGCGCAACGCGGCCCGCGATCATGTACACCGAAACGCGCGTCATCTTGGCAGTGCTGTTGAACGCGTCGACCATCGCGAGCGCTTCGGCCATTGCGGCGTCAAGCTCGGGCGCCTTGTCTTCCGGGCACAGGTGCCCGAACGCAGTTGCAGCGCAGACCTTTGCGACGGTGTATGCCGCTTCGCGCCGCACCTTGCCGGCCGCTTCGAATTCGACAGCATCGGCGATCGTGCGCTCGGTTTCCCATTTGGCGAAGCGCTCGCCTTCGCCGACTGCATGATCGGCAACGATATCGCGCTTGGTGTAAGAAACATTCCCGCGCAAGCTCGTCTTGATGGCGACGAGCAGACCGGGGCGAAGTGTAGAAGTGTTGAACATTTTGGCGTCTCCAGTTGGCGGCCGGCGGTTTACCGACCTATGCCTATTTTCCGGGTTTCCGCAACACCTGTCAACCCCCCTCCTACGCCCGGGCGTAGCCCTTGCCGGGCGCCCTGACTTGCCACGGTTTGCGGCAAGTCGTACCATGCCCGGACTATGACCTATGACGAGCTGGTGAAGTACTACGACGGGCTGACGCCGGCCGCTGCGGCGCTGCGCCGGCCTATCTCGACCGTGTTCACTTGGAAGGCAAGCGGCATACCGCGTGCCGTGCAATTTGAAATCCAAGTGCTAACGGGCGGCGGGCTGCGCGCATCGAACAAACCGCCAACGCGACAGCGCGCAGCGTAGCGCAACCCGGAGGGGCGAGCGTGGCGGATAAAAAGCACGATGACATGCGCGAGCGCTTCGCCGGGCTCGACATTGATCCGTACATCGCGCCGCCGAAACCCGCGCCAGCTCCGGCAACGCCGGCCGCGCCGAAGCGCGAGCAATTCGCCGACGCTACCGCATATCAGCGGGCCGAGGAGCAAGCGCGGCTTCGCGCGCTCATGGGCGGAGCGCAGTGGACGCCCGAACAGATAGCGCGCGCACAGCTCGCGCAGCAAGTCGCCGCGAAGCTCGACGATCCCTGGCGCATTGAGCCGTATCAGCAAGGGCTCGGCAATCAAGCGATGAACCCGCCCGGCGGCAGTGGCAGCGCCAACATGTTTGGGTCCGGCCCCGGGAAAGTTTTTGAATGGAACACGTCGCCGACGCTGCCGCCGGTCGACGCGCCGCCGGAAGCAGTCGCGGCACTGCTCGCATGGATCGTGAGCAAGAATAAAAAGGCGAAGCGTTGATGGCGCGTTGGCGCATACCCGCGCAGCCGACACCGCAGCCGGGCGACGTGCTGACGGTCAAGCTCAACGGTAAGGCGGTGCGACTCACGCTCGGCGACCACGGCCGAGCCCGCGTCGAGCCCGCACCGTTCAAGCTGAAACCGCCCGCCAAGCCCCGCAAACGGACCAAGGCGCCCGCCGGGCACCGCACAAGCTACGCCGGCATGGCGCCGCTGTTCAAAGCGTGCGGGCTGCCCGTCCCGGTCTTCGAACACTACCCGCTGAAACCGCGCTTCTGGCGGCTCGACGTCTCCTGGCCGGAGCTGATGATCGCGATCGAAATCGACGGCGGACTATTCAACCAGGGCGCGCACACGCGCGGCGCGTTCATCATGCGGACACACGAGAAGCTCAACGCCCTGGCGGCCGCCGGCTGGCGCATGTGGCACTACACCCCGCAGACCTTGAAACGAGCGCCGGTCGACATGGCGGGCGCACTGCAAGCGGCCGCCCGTCAGCTCGCCGAGCACACGCACGGCCCGCGCGTCGCCGCTCTGCTCGACGACATTCGATCGCTCTATCCGCCCGAACGCCCGCCGTAGAAAGTGCAGCGCATCGCTGCAATTCCGCACCGTCAACAGCGTTTCACATGAAACAAAGGATAACTGTTAGGTTATCCAAATGGATAAGCAAAGATATCCACAATGAAGCGCCCCGCGTTCATGTTTTACCCTAGCGACTGGCGAAGTGATGCCGCACTTCAGGCGTGCAAAATCGAGTCGCGCGGCATATGGCACGAATTGCTGTGCGTCATGCACGAATGCGTCCCTTACGGGCACCTGATCGTCAACGGCGTAGCGCCGACAGATTCACAGGCAGCGCGCATGATCGGCGTCGAACTGAACAAATACAAGAGTTGTATCAGCGAGTTGCGCGCGGCTGGCGTGCCGAGCTGGAATGACGCGGGCATAATGTATTCGCGCCGCATGGTCCGCGACGAACGCATCAGAACATTGCGCGCCGACGCCGGAAGTAAAGGCGGCAACCCCGCATTGCTTAAGCAAAGGGATAACCAAAATCCGGGCAGTAAGGTTAACCAGTTTCCAACCCCTTCACTTGCATTTGCAGTTGACTCTATAAAAAAAGGGGATGTTGTTAGTACAGGCACCCCGCCGGTCGCATGGTTCACGACACAAGCCGGCATCGTCGCGAAAGCGAAATCGATCGGGCTCGAAATCGGACCGGCCGAGACAATCGAAAGTCTCCGCGATCGTACGCGCGCTGCGTTGAAAAACTTGCAAGGATCGGGGTAAGCGAGCAACATCGCCTGCAACGTCCAACCCCGAGCCGGAGCGCGCACCATGGCAACGCTGAAAGCGATCGCAAGGCGAGCACTCCCCGCATCGAGCTTCGGACTGCCAGCGCAGCGGAAGTATCCGATCCCCCCAGGCGACAAGGCGCACGCCGCCAACGCGAAAGCCCGAGCAACGCAACAGGTCAACGCCGGCAAGCTCGCGCCAGCGAGCGCAGCGCGCATCGATGCCAAAGCAAACCGCGTGCTCGGCAAGGGCCGCAAAGCGTGAGCGCAACACGTCGACGACCGGAGCGGATCGCAGTGCTCGATAACCTTGCCCAAGGCGACGAGCCCGACGGCTTCACGCCGCCGAAATGGCACACCGATCCGAAGGCAACAACATTACCGCTCGGATATGAGCGCGACGACAGCACAGAGCCCGCCACGCACCGCTTGACACTCGGCGAGCCCTCAGAGCCCCGCCCAGTCGTCAAGTCGGCGCTATCGCCCGCAGAACTGCCCCGCGAACAGCTTATTGCACTCGCCGCCGGGAGCTTCGAAGCAGCAACGCGCGCGAAATGCTCGCGCATCATGGCCGAGACCATCGCAAAAGGCTGGCTCGCCTGCTATCACCGCGCGATGAACTGATGCCCGGCCGCAGCAAAGACCCCGCCGTTAAGCTCGCCAAGCGCGCGGCGATGGTTGCCCTGCGCGTGCGCGCGCGCGCCCGTGCGGAGCCCGGCGCAGTGACTAACGAACAGATGGCGACAGCGCGCGAAATCATGCGCGAGTTGGCGGCCGGTTCGAACGTGCGCGCCGCTTGCTTGCGTCGCGACATTCCTGATTATTGCTATTGGGATTGGATCGCACGCGCACCTGTGCTGTTGCCCGAGCACGAGCTTGCGCTGCGCAATCGCTCGCTCGCGTATGGCGAGCAGCCCGTTGCGCTCGCTGATGCCGATCCGATGACATACACAGATCAGCATGGCGTGCGCCGCATCGACCCGGGCTACGTGCAATTGCAAAAGCTCCGCATCAATGCGCGTCAATGGGACGCAGAGCGCTTGCGGTCTGAGTCGTACGCTCCGCCGTCGACTGCGGCCGATCGCGGTCCGGTCGCTGTCACTGTAACGGTCGAGCGATTCATCGAAGCGCCGAGCGATGAACAGCGCGAGCACGCCGAGCGCGTGCAGCAAGCGCAGCGTGAGCGAGCATGAGCGCGTTCGTCGACAGTGCCAACGTGTTGCACATACGCCTGCCGTACAAGTGGCGCCCGCGTACCTATCAGCTCGGCGTGTGGGGTGCGCTTGAACGTGGCGTCAAGCGCGTCTGCGCAATCTGGCATCGTCGCGCCGGCAAGGATGAATTCGCGTTACGCTGGACGTCATGCGCTGCGCACGAGCGTATTGGCAACTACTGGCATATGCTGCCGAAGGCGAGCCAAGCGCGTAAGGCAATCTGGACCGCTGTCAATCCACACTCAGGTATCCGCCGCATTGACGAAGCGTTCCCGCTTGAGTTGCGATCGACGACGAACGAACAAGAAATGTTCATCCGCTTTACGAACGGCTCAACGTGGCAAGTCGTCGGCTCCGACAACTTTAATTCCCTGCTCGGCTCGCCCCCGATTGGGGTAGTCTTCTCCGAATTTTCCCTGGCTGATCCGCAGAGTTGGAGTTTGCTGCGTCCGATCCTTGTAGAAAATGACGGATGGGCGTTGTTTATCACGACGCCGCGGGGTCGGAATCACGCGCACAAAATGTATGAAGGTGCGAAGGGTGATCCGAACTGGTTTTCCGAGCTTTTGACGGTCAAGGATACGGGTGCGATTCCGCTTGCGCGGATCGAGCAGGAGCGTCGCGAGATGACGCGCGAGATGGGTGCGGACGAAGCGAATGCGATTATTGAGCAGGAGTATTTTTGCTCATTTGACGCGTCGTTTCCGGGTGCTTATTTCGGTGCGCTGATGACGCAGGCGATTGGTGAGGGTCGGATCATCCCGTTGCCGTACGATCCGCGTGGTGGGGCCGTGACGGCATGGGATATTGGGTTTCACGACTCGACGGCGATTGTAGTTGGGCAGGAAGTCGGGCCGTGGGTGCATTTCATCGATTACATCGAGCACTCGGGCAAGGGTGCGGACTTTTACGCGAAAGTGTTGCGCGAAAAACCGTATGCATACGACGAGCATTTGCTGCCGCATGATGTTTCTGTGCACGAGTGGGGTGCCAATGGCACGTCGCGGAAGCAGGCGTTGCTTGATTTGCAGGTGCGGCCGATTCGCGTCATGCCGAAAACGTCGATCATGGACCGGATCAATGCGGCGCGGATGATGATAAATCGGGCGCGTTTCGATGCCGTCAAGTGTGAGCGGCTCGTCAACGCGTTGCAGCAGTATCACAAGGAATGGGACGATTCGCGCATGATGTGGGGTGACAATCCCGAGCATGATTGGACTTCGCACGGTGCAGATGCTTTTGGCACGTTCGGGCAGGGTTTTCGCGGTTCGCAGAATCCGCGGTTGAAGCCGAAGGCGCCGAAAAAAGAGCCGATGGCGCGCGAGTGGGGTAATGGGCGTGCTGGCGGCAATTCGTGGGCTGGACTTTGATTGGAGGGTTGAAAATGGAGGAGTACGGGAAAGTCGGTGCTGGCGACGTTTATGGACAGCCGCAAAAACTCGCGACGCGCAGTCACGTCGGCGCGGTAGCCGAAAAAGACGGCCCGAGCGTGCAGGATTATGCCGGGCAGTTACACATGAATGTGGAGCACTTGCGCGATCGCGTGTCGGAGCTGCGCAACCGCCTGGAGACGGTGTTACGACCTTCCGGGCCAACTCCGGTCGATGATAGGTTGGAGAAACGGCCGCAGGCTGCATTGAGCCCGCTGGCCGGTGGAATTCTCGCGTCGCACGCGATGGTCGACGAGCTGCACGGCATCGTCAACGATATTTGCCGCCGGCTGCACCTGTAGGCAGCGTCCGTCCTCAAACTAACCGGAGTCGTCATCATGCTCGAATTCGTCTTGTTCGCCATTCTCGGGTTTACGGTGTTTGCCGGCTGGCCGCAGCCGGCGCCGCAGTGGCGTTGGTTTCTGGCCGTCATCTATGTCGTGCTGATGGTGATCTGGGCGTTCGGCTCGACGCAGGGCTGGAACATGGGCTTTCCGCGGATGCATTGACGCATGGGTAACGGGCCGATGTTCAATTTTCCGGCTGTTCCGGGCACGCCGCTGAATGGTGGTATCGGCGGCGGCCCGGCGCAGGGCAATGGCGTGATCCCTCCGGTGGACGCGGACGAACGTCCGGCACCGGAGGGGATCGTCAGCACGTCGCTTGAGCCGGAGGATGAAGGATTCGACCCGCGCGAGTATGGCGATGTAGTCGAGCGCGCGAAAGAGCGCTTCGAGTATGTATGCGATGTTGACGCGGAGAATCGCAAGAATCAGGCCGATGATATGCGCTTCGCCTGGGAGCGTGGGGCGCAGTGGCCGGAGGAAAATCGTCGTGCGCGCGAGACGGCCAACCCGAAGCGGCCGTGGCTCGAATTCAATCAGACCGGCCCGTACATCAAGCGGATTACCAATGAGCAGCGGCAAAACACGCCGGGGCTTACGGCGCGTCCGGTTGGCAGTGGTGCATCGAAAGCGGTCGCTAACATCTACTCCGGTCTTATTCGTAGCATTGAGTATTGTTCGAACGCGCCGTCGATCTATGACAATGCGATCGAGCAAGCGGCGACGGGCGGAGCCGGATACTTTCGAGTGATAACGCGCTACGAGCGCGAAGATTCGTTCTATCAGTCGATCGAATTGCGGCCGATTCCGAATGCGCTTGCGGCGTTCCTTGATCCCGATGCGCAGCTCCCCGACAAGTCGGACGCAAAGTACGGCTTCGTGTGCGAGTGGATCGACAAGGAGACGTACAAAAAGGAGTGGCCGGATGACGCGCGCAACCCGTGCTCTTGGGAAGCGCAGCCCGATTCGACCGATGGCCGCTGGTATAACGGCGATCTGATCTGTGTTGCCGATTATTATGAAGTGGTCGAGGAAAAAATCGATCTCGTGCGTCTTTCGGATGGGCGAACGATGTGGGCCGACAAGTTCGACGCCGAGCAAAAAGACTTGCTCGAAAAGGCGAAGGCGAATCTCCCGCTTGGCGTCGGGCCGGATGCGTTGCCGATGCCGCCGAAGGTCTTGCAGCGCGAGGAGCGCACGCGCTCGCATGTCGACTGGTTCAAAATATCCGGCAACGATTATCCGCTCGCAAAGTACGGATGGGCCGGCAAGTATGTGCCCGTCATCATGGTTCCCGGCGACGAAATCGATATCGACGGGAAAAAGGTCAGGCAAGGCGTGATCCGCCGGCTGCGCGACGCGCAGATGATGTACAACTACTGGTTCACTCTGGCGACGGAGCGCATCGCGCTCGCGCCGAAAGCGCCGTACGTCGCGATTGCCGGAACTTTCGAGGGCCATGACGAATGGAACTCGCTCAACACCGACAATCATCCGTATTTGGAGTTTGAGCCGGTCGAATTGGCCGATGGCACGTTTGTAACGCAGGCGCCGCAGCGCACCGAGCCAATCGCGCTCGATCAAGGGCTCGTGACGATGTTGCAGCTCTGCTCGCAGAATTTGCGCGATATCACGGGCCAAAAAGACGCCGCGCAGCCGAATCCTAACGTGCCATGGCGAGCAATTCTCGCCGAACAGCGCAAGGGCGACTTGGCGACGTTCCACTATGGCGACAATCTCGCGCGCGCGATCCAGCTTTTCGGGAAGATGGCCGTCGATCTGATTCCAAAGGTCTATGACACGCAGCGGGCGCTGCGCATCATCGACGAAGACGGAACCGACAAGCAAGTAACCGTCAATCAGGCCGGTGTGCCCGGCACGCCGCCGATCAACGATCTGACGACGGGCGAATATGAGTGCGTCGTCACGGTCGGGCCGGCATACGCGACGCGTCGCGTCGAAGCTGCCAACGAAATGCAGCAATTCCTCGAAGCGATGGGTGAGGACAAGGCGGCACTGATCGGCGATATCTTCGCCGAAATGACGGATTGGCCGAACGGCGTCGGCGACAAGATTGCGCGACGCCTTAAAGCGATGTTGCCGCCGCAAGTGCTCGCTGCCGACGAGGTAGGCTCGCAAGACCCCGCGGTTGCCTCGATGCAAAACTCGATGAAGCAACAGGGGCAACAATTTCAGCAACAGATGCAGCAGGTCATGCAGCACGTTCAACAGCTCACGCAGGAAAATCAGAAATTGCAGAGCGAGATTTACACCGAGCGCGTCAACAGCGCGAAAAACTCGCTCGCCGCCATGCAAAAGGTCGCTGCGTCGGATCGCTCGCTGCAAATTCAGTCGTTGGAGACGCAAGATACGCAGATTCATGCCGCGATGGATGCTAAGGAGCTGAACGCGAAAATCAGCAACGACAAGATCGCCGCGCTGATCGATTTTCTCGCGCGTGTTGTTGTTCCCCTCGTCGACGCTCAGCAAAAGCAAATGCAGCCCGTCGGCGCCGAAACGAATCAGATCGCGAGCGAAGTATCGCCGCAAGGGGCTACCGCATGAAGGTCGACAATTTTGTTCCGGCGATGGGCAATAAATCGATTACTTACGCCGTCGGCGTGGCCGCGTCGTCTGCCGCGCTCCCGGTCGGCGGCTCGTCGCTGGAGCTGACGAATCCGGGCACGGCGGCCGTTTTCATCGAGCTATTCGGTGATACGGCGCAAGCCGCGACCGTGGCCGGCAGCTATCCGATCCTGCCGGGACAGACGAAGGCGATCGATCGCAAGTTGGGCGATGTGTCGATATCGACGATCAGCGGCAGCGCTGCGCAATCGTTGATCGTCTCGCCCGGCATCGGGAGCTGACGATGCTGCGCGGAGCCGCCAACTTCCAGAATCCGAATACGGCGCTCGTCGCCGCGTTCACCGATATTTCAGGCGTGCCTGGCAACGGCACGATCAACACGCCGAGCGGACGCTTCGCGATCGCTGCGGCGGCGAGCGCGGCGACGATAACGTGCGCGCTCTGCACGGCGAACAGCAAGATTCAGCTTCAAGTCGAAACGAACGATGGCACCTTGAAAAGCGCGACCGTCGTGCCGGGCGCCGGATCGTTCGTTGTGACGGGGAACGCCGCCGCGACGGGAAACACGAATATCAGTTTTGTGCTGATGAATTGACGTAGCGCCGATCAGACGTTGATCGGTTTTCTCAATCGCCCGGAGTTGTCTGTTGGGCGCCAACGTAGTGAAAGGCACACATGAGCACGGAAATTCGCACGCTAGCAGTCGGAGTACCGCAGGTGTTTCGCTCGCCGCAAGGCCGATCGTTTCTCGCAATGCCGGCTGGCGGCGCGGGCGGCGGCACGGTCTTGCTGGAGTGGTCGCAAGACGGCGTTTCGTTCCTGCCGGCCCCGCAAGGCGCGTCGGTCAACCCGTATTCGTTTTGCCCGCAGACGCTAGGCATCCAGCAAGCCGGATACGTTCGCGCGACGGCGGCGGTTGCGGCGGGCGCGGTAGCAGCATCGGACGTGACGCAGATTCCGAATCAATCGTTCAGGCAAGAGCTTGTTCAGATGATCGCACTGCCCTGGACGGCGCAAGCATCGGTGACGACGGAACAGATTTTGAACTCGATCCGTTTCCCGGCGGGCGCGCTGCCGTCGAACTGGTCGGCCGAAATGGATTTCGAATTTTCGTGCAGCAACAACGCCAACGTCAAGACGCTCAAGGCGTATTTCGGGCCGACGGGCAACGGCGGTACTTTCCTCGCGTCGGTCCCGATTACTTCGTTGCTCAACGGTCGCGTCAAAGTGTGGGCGCGCGGCCAGAATGACAATGTAACCGTCGTCGGCGGCTCGGTCGGTTCGGGGCTCGGCGAAGGCGGCGGCGCGACTGCGCTGGTGTCGACGACGATCGCCGATTACACGAAGGCGGAGCAGGAATTTTGCTTGACGCTGACGAAGGCAACGGCCGGCGACGTGGTATCGATCAATCGGATGCACACGCGTCTGTTCACGCAATAGAAACCAAAAAATTGGGAGACGACGAAATCGAGTGTGGCAGCGGGCCGTCCCTCCACGGCAAAAAGCAGCGCTCGAAAGTAATCGTCGCCCATTCACTTAGAAAGGTAACACTGTGCCATCTGATCTAATGCTGCCGGGTATCACTGATACCGGCACGGCCGCGCCAGCGCCGGGCTCTACGCCCGCAGCGCCGGATGACACTTCGGGACAGCCGGCGACTCCCGACGCACCTTCGCGCGCAGCGGAGCCCTCGGCGCCTGATCCAGCCGCGCCCGACGCAAACGACGACGATCCGAACGCGCAACAGCGGCCGGATCGCGGTCGACGCACTCGGGATAATCGGATAGACCAATTGACGGCGGAAAAGCGCGATTATCAGCGCAATTTCGAGCGCGTCCAAGCGCAAAACGACTTTCTGATGCGGGCTGTTCTCGAAGGGAGAATGGCTCCGCAGCGAGCCGCAGAGCAGGCGGGCGTGACGGGTGATCTTGTTCCTCCCGACGAGTCAAAGTACGCGGATTGGCGTGCGTATAACCGCGATCTTGCACGGTACGAAGCTCGCGTCGAGGTACGCGATCAGCTCAAGGCGTTGGCGCAGAACCAGCAACGCCACTTCGAGCAGCGACAAACGCAACAGACGAATGTTCAGCGTGCGCAGGCGACCGAACAACTGCATGGCGTGTTGAGCGTGCAGATGCAAGAGGCCGCGGCGAAGTATCCCGATTATGTCGACGTGATCGAGTCGGGCGGCGCTGGAGACTTGCCGATCAACATCGAAGCTGCAATGGCAGTGACGGGCTTCGGTGGAGATATTGCGTACTATCTCGCGAAATACCCGCATGTTGTGCGGCAGCTCGCGCAACTTCCCGATGTTGCACTCGGCAATCAGATGGCGATCATCGCCAACTACATGCGCACGAACGCCGCCGCTATCTCAAACGCGCCGGCACCCGGGCGACCGGGCGGAAGTCGTGGCTCTGCTCCTGCGGGATATCCCGAAAATGCTACGCCCGAGCAGCATCTTGCTTGGAAAGAGCGGACAGCGCCGCGCAAGGAAAAAAGGCAATAACCGTGGCGAATCAAATCCTCACTCCGGTCATGATAACGAACGAAGCCGTTATCGTGCTGGAGAATCAATGCAACGGCGTGCGCTTTTTCGACTCGTCCTACAGCGATCAATTCGCAAAAGACGGCGCGAAAATCGGCGCAGTGCTGAACATTCGCAAGCCCGCTCGGTACAAGGGGCGGCAGGGCGCGACGCTTCAAGTCGAGGATCAAACCGAGACGATGGTCCCGCTCGTGCTGACGACGCAATTCGGCGTCGACGTGCAGTTTACGTCGCAAGACCTGACGCTATCGTTGCAGGACTTTTCGAAGCGTGTGCTCATGCCGCAAATGGCAGTGATCCGAAATCGTGTTGACTTCGATTGCTGCCTGCAAGCGCAGAACACGCCGAATCAGGTTGGCACGCCGGGCACTCCGCCGGCAACGCTGGCCGTGCTATTGGCCGTGAAGCAAAAGTTGCTCGAAATGGGCGCGCCCGACGACGGTCAGTTGTATCAACTGCTCGGCCCGGCGGCGAACACGTCGCTGGTCGGTGGTCTGTCGACGCTGTTCAACGCGCAAGCCAGGATATCTGAGCAGTACGAGGACGGCGTAATCGCGAATGCGGCGGGGCTGAACATCGCCCTGGACCAAAACACGATGACGCAAGTTGTCGGACCGCTCGGCGGCTCGCCTGTTATCAACGGCGCGGGGCAAGGGCAGGCGACGGGTTGGGCGTATTCGCAAAATCTGCTCGTCAACGGCTGGACCGCAGCGGCAGCGGCGCGACTGAATGCCGGCGATATCTTCACCATCGTCGGCGTGTTTGCAGTCAACCCGCAGAATCGCCAAAGCACTGGCTCGCTGCAACAGTTTGTCGTGCAAGCGAACGTGTCGAGCGATGCAACCGGCGCAAGCGTTATTCCGATCGTTCCCGCTATCATCTTCGGCGGTCAATTCCAGAACGTGACGAACTCGCCAACGTCGGGCAATGCAATCACTGTTGCCGGTGCAGCGAATGCGAATCTGCCGCAAAATCTGGCGTTCCACAAGTCGGCGTTCACGATCGCGTTTGCCGATCTGATTCTGCCGAAGGGTGTCGATATGGCAGAGCGCAAGGTGTACAAGAAAGTCAGCTTGCGAATCGTGCGTGCATTCGATATCAACAACGACCGATTCCCATCGCGGACCGACGTGCTCTATGGCATCAAGGCGGTCTACCCCGAGCTGGCTGTTCGACTCACGAACTGATCGGGTTTGCTGTTCATGGTTTGACCCGGGGAGCGATCCCCGGGTTTTTTCGGAGCTAAAAAGTGGGACTCGAAAAACTTTCGAAAATGTCGGACGAGGATTACAAGCGTCTGACGCCGCAAGACTTGCTCATGTACAACCGCGAGCTGCCGGAAATGGATTACAGTCGGCAGTACGCTCACATTCCATACCCGAAAGCGAAGTATCAGCTTCGCGATATGCCGGGCGGCGGCCAACGGCTCGTCTCAATCGAAGTGGCGAGCGCAGAGATCGAAGCGAAGCTCGTCGGCGATTGGCGCGACTCCCCGAGCGCATGGGGCGTCGTCACGCATCCCGAGGCTGATCCTGTCTCGCTGGAAAGCGGATTTTCGTTCGACGTGCCGCAGCCGATCGAGCCACAAGTCGCGCATACGCCGCAACCGGGCGATGCGGAGCCCGAGCCGGAGCCGGACGACAAAGCTCCGATGCGCGAGCCCGGCAACGATGACGAGGGCAGCGGTGCTACCGCTCGGCCCGCGCGTCGCCGTTAGGCGCGGCGTCGTTGAGCGCACGCTGCCAAGTGGCATTGTTCTACCGGCACCGGACACGCGAGATTCGTTTTGCGGTGAAGTAGTCGCCGTCGGCGGTCCGCATCGCGTGCGCAACAAGCGCCTGCCGCTCGAAGTCAGAGCGGGGCAGCGCATCGTCTATTCGTCTCGCGTCGACACTTACCAAGTCGGCGACGATGACGTTGATATCGTCGACGAAAATTCCATCATCGGGGTGCTCGAATGACGACAGCGACGACAACCGCCAGCGAAATAATAACCGACGCGTTCGGTTTTGCCGGCATCGGCGATCAGTACAACCCCCTAGATGGCACGACGATCGCAGGCGCATTGCGCTCGCTGAACGATCTGATCGATAGCATGTCGACGGAGGAAATGACAATTTTCGGCTACACCGAAGGAACTATTGCTTTGACCGTCGGCGTGTCGCCGATCCTCGTCGGCCCGGGGCAAGGGCTCGGCTTGCGTCCGTCGTCGGTGCAGTCCGTAGCGATTGTCGACTCGGGCAATGTCACGCATCCGGTCGCGATCATCGGCACGCAGCAATACGCCGATATCACCTATAAGCCGGCGCCGGGGCGGCCGGAAATGCTCTACAACGACGGCAACGCGCCTGTCGCGAATTGGTATTTGTGGCCGCTGCCGGCGATGGTCGGCGATGTGTTGCACGCGTGGTATTGGGCGCAGATACCGCAGTTTAACGCTGTCAACAATCTGCTCGTCTCGCCGCCTGGATACTCGCTGTTCCTGAAAACAGCGCTCGGCGCTCTGCTCGCGGCGATGAACGGGCGCGAGCTGACGCCGGCCAACGCGAGGATAGCGCGCAACGCCCGCAACAATGCGCGGCGCCTATCTAATCAGCCAAAGGTGCTTTCGCTTGACGTGCCGATGCCAAGCGCGCCTTGGTTCAACATATACACCGGAGGGCCGTTGTGAGTCTGCCATTTCGTCCGATTCAAGACATTATCGTTTGCCGCAAGGATCATACGGAGCGATTGAGCGCCGCCGGCTTGCTCATTCCGCACGTCAACGATCCGGAGCGCGAGGAGTCAGACGAGCGCGATGTTGCCGAAGTGCTCGGCGTTGGCGACGGCCGCTTGCTCGCGAGCGGAATGCGGCGGCCCATGAGTGTTCGCGTCGGCGATCGCATCATCTTCGGACGCAACAAGGGGCAGTCGATCCGGCTCGATGCGCTCGACTATTGCGTGCTGCGCGAGGAGCACGTCATAGGCCGGATCAACGGGCACGGCTTCGAACCGCTGAACGGCGTGATCGCGGCCGAGCCGATCCACGAGGAGCGCACGTTAGACTCAGGCGTGATCGTGCCGGAGTCGGCCGACGAGCGTGACGAAGCAATCGTCGTCGCGGTCGGGCCGGGCGATATCGGCGATGACGGCGAGCTTGAGCCGACAAGCATTCGCGTCGGCGATCGCATCCTGTACAACGTGCGCATGGGCGAGCCGTTCCGCCACGGCGAGCGCGAGCTTGTCGCGCTGCGCGAAAAGCACGTCGTATGTATCGTTGAGCGAGCCGACGATGCCTAGCGGCGGCTCAATCGTTCCGCTGTTCGGCACCGGATTTTTCCGCAAGTCGGCGAACGTCGTCGCGCAGACGCTTATCAATATGTATCGCGAACCGCAACCGCCGACGCCGGACGGTACGCCGATGGCGTTCTACAGCACCGTTGGCAAGACGCTATTCTCGGCGATCGGAATTCTCCCATCGCGCGGCGCGCGGCAAGTCGGTTCGTTCTTTTTCTATACCGTCCACGGCAACACGCTTTATTCAGTCAATGCCGTGGGCACGTACACCGCGATCGGAACGCTGTTGTCGTCGAACGGCCGCGTCGACATGACGGATAACGGCCGGCAATTGCTGATTGTCGACGGGCTCGCGGGCTACGTGCTCACGCTGGCGACGAACATTCTCGCGCAGATAATCGACCCGGATTTTCCGGCCAATCCAACGACGTGCACGACGCTCGGCGGCTATGGCATCGTCGACAACAATGCCGCGCGCATCGGTCAATTCAACTGGAGTGCGCAGTACGACTATACCGCATGGGACGGTCTGGACTTTGCCAACGCCGAAGGCAATCCCGATCCGCTCGTGCGTGTCTTCGCCAACGCTGGCGACCTTTATCTATTCGGAACGGTGTCGACGGAAGTGTGGGCGCTGTCGGGCGATACAGCGATATTCCGGCGCGTCGGCGGCGCCGCGATGGAGTGGGGGCTTGCCGCGGTCTGGTCGCTCGACAAATTCTCCGATACGTCGCTCGCCTTTCTCGGAAAAAACAAGCTTGGGCAAGTGCAGCCCATTCAGATCGTCGGGTACACGACGAAGATTCTCGTCGACCTTTCCGTGCCGAGCGGACCCGACGTTGCGAATGACATAAACAGTCGCGTTCCAGCGAGCGCGACGGGGTATGCATTTGTCCGCGACGCGCACACGTTCTATCAACTCAATTATCCCGATCGATCGTATCTGTACGATGCGCTCTCGAATTCATGGTCGCTCGTCATGACAGGCGTCGTCGCTCCGGCGCGCGACAGCGGAGAGATTCGCGTCGAAATGTTCGGCGTGCCTTACGTCAGCGATTACGCAACCGGGAATTGGTACGCGCAATCGGACGGCGTGTTCACCGACAACGGCAATCCGATCCTACGCGAAATCACGACGCGACATTCGATCGCGAATATGGATCGGTTTGCGGTCAATGAGCTGTTTATCGAAGTCGAGCCCGGCGTCGGTCTGGCGACCGGGCAGGGCAGCGATCCACAGGCGATGCTGTCGTGGTCGAAGGACGGCGGCCAGACATTCGGCGTCGAAGTGTGGCAACCGATCGGCAAGATGGGGCAGTATCAGAATCGCGCCGTGTGGCGCAATCTCGGCATCGCTCGCGATTGGGTTTTTCGGCTACGATTTACTGATCCATGTACTTTCGTGCTCATCAATGCGGCAATGAGGGTTTCGTGAATGTCACGCCCGTCGGCCGACAGCTACAATCGCTTTTGCAGGGCGATTTTCAATCGTCGCTGCAATTGCTCGGCCAGCTCCGCGACGCGGCGCTTACGCTCTGGATGTTCGGCACGACTGCGCAACGGCCGATCAATCCGGTACTCAGTCAGCTTTATTTCGACACGACGCTCGGCGCATTCGTGTATTGCAGCGCGGTTCGCAACGGCGCGATCGCGGCCGTATGGTCGACCATCGGCATGACGACGCCGATCGCCGGCACGACGTTTGCCGCTGTCACGGCTGCCGGTGCATTTGCATTGCCGGCATCGCCAGCCTGGGCGAACGCGATCGAATTCGTCATGCAGGCGGCCGGCGGCAGTACCGTTGCGAGCAACGCTACCGGGGCAGTCGGCGGCGCAGGATCGGGCGAGTACATGCACCGCATAATCCCTATCACGCCGAGCACGGTCTACAGCGGCGTGGTGGGTGCAGCAGTCGCCAACTCCAACGGAGGAAATACAACTTTTACCGGCGACGGTGGCATCGTTTTTACCGCGCTCGGTGGCGGAGCCGGCGGGCTCTCTGCCGGCGGTACTGGTGGCGGTCGCCTCGGCGGTGCCGGCGGCGTGCGCGCAACTCCTGGCGGCGTTGGCGGCCCCGCAGCGTTGGAGGGCATCGACGCAATCAGTGGCGCTGGCGGCGGCGGCCCGGGATCGATCAGTGTAGCCACGCCGGGCGGTGCTGCCGGTCCGTGCGAGGAGCGTGCTGGTTCGGCCGGCGGTAATGGTGCTGGCGGGCTACCCGGCGGCGGCGCCGGGGCGCCGTCGCGCTTCGGGGCTGGTCCGGCTGGAGGTAACGTCAATGCGCCGGGCGTTTCACCCGCCGCCGACGCATGGGGCGCTGGCGCGAGCGGCCCGGGAGCAGGAACGCAAGCCGGCGCGCTCGGAATTCTAGGCGTCTTTTTCTACAGGTTCGTCTGATGACGACGCTTGCTGACTTGCTCAAACCGCAGAACGTGTCGAGCTACTACGATACGAGGCTCGGCTTGACCGATCCGAGCAACACGTCTCAGCTCGACGCGCTCAATGCCGCGAAAACTTCCGCGGCGTCGCCGCTCGATCCGGCAATGGTCAATCAAATTTGGTCCGTGCTCGCCGCCGGCCCAGTTGGAACCGGCGCCGATCCGCAATTAGCGGCGGCGCGCGACTACCTGATGCAGAATGGTCTGTTGCAGGATGTGCCCGCGAATACCGGCGACGCCAACACGGCGGAGCGCTATCAGCTCGGGATCAACGCCCCGCACAATTTTTCCGGCTACGCTTTGACTGGCGACACGCCCGACGAAGGGCTGCGTCTATCGAGCGTGCAGCAAATGACCGGCAACGGGCAGACGCTTGTCAATCCCGACATGCACGCGGTCGACCCGCTCTACGGCGACTTGACCTTGCAGGCCAACGTCAAACAACCAAAATCGGCGATGGATACGTTTTGGAAAATCGCTCCGATGCTGCCGGGCCTATTCGCGTTCGGTCTGCCATCGTTGCTCGGCGAGGGATTGTCGGCGGCCGGCGGCGCGACGGCCGGTGCGCTCGCTGGCGATCAGACGCTATCCGATATTGGCGGCGGCGCGCTCAGTGGTACGGCGAGCGCGAGCGATGCGTTGTCGTCGCTGCCGTCGTGGATTCAAAGCCAAGTGCCGAACGCGATCAAAGGCGGTATCGGATCGCTCAACAGCAACGACGGAAAATTTAACCCGCTCGGCACGCTATCGTCATTTGCCGGAGCAGGGCTCGGGCAGCTTGGCGTTCCGTCGTGGCTCACGCCGGCACTTTCTGCCGCGATGAACGCAAACAAATCACCGATCGGCGCGGCTACTTCGCTCGCGTCGATTTTCGGAAGGGCGGGCCAATGAGTGACGGCAGCGGCGGATTTTTCAACGGCGTCGATCTGAGCAATATGTCGGACGCCGATTGGTCGAATCTGATGGCGGGACTTAATACGCCGAATCTCGATCTGACGAGCGGCGGCACGCTTTCGCCTGATGAAACGGGCGGCGTTGGATTCAACGCGCCGGGGTTGCCCGCTGGCGGCGGCGGTCTGCCGGGCGCTGGCGGCGGCGGTATCGGCTCGATCCTGCAAGCGCTCGGACTCGGCACTGCCGGCGGCGGGATGAATTTGCCGTTACTGTTATCGATGCTCGGCGCTGGCGTCGGCGGTTTCATGAATAAGAGCGCGACGGGCACGGCGACCGATCAAGTGTTGCAGTCGATCAAGGATGCGAACACGCAAGTAACCGGCATTCTCGGGCCGGGCGGCGGCGCGCAACAATCGATACAACCGTATCTTGCCGGCGGGGCGGCGGCGATGCAGGCTGCGCCCGGAATGATTTACAAACCCGCCGGTTCGGCGTTTACTTCTCCGATCAACGCAAACGTCAATCTGCCGCCCGTGTCGCTCGCGGCGATCATGCGCAAAGGGAAATAACATGGCGTCTCTTTCTACCATCTATCAGAACGCCGGCCCCGGCGTCGGAGCGCGCAGCGGCAACGTCGTGCAGAGCTACGTCGATCCTCGCGCCGCGGCGTTGCGCGCGAACATGCCGACCGATCCGAACCAGGCTGTCGCGTACGCCATGGCGAACCGCATCGATCCGACGCAGCTCGGGCTCAATGCCGGCCAAATCAACTACGGCGAGCAGGGCAACATGGGCGCGGTCTGGAATCTGGCGACGGGGCAAATGGAGTCGACGACGGGGCAACCGTACATGGCGAACGCTGGCAACGGCGGCGGTGCGTATCCCGCGGGACCAACGGCCGGCTACGATATGACGGGCGCCTCGCAACCGCAGGGCGGCGTACCCGGCTGGCAGGCGTACAACGCCGCTAATCCAGCGAGCGGCAGCACTCCGCTCGGCGCACCGGGATTCGGCACACTGCCGCCGGGCGATCCGAACGCGCCAACGGCGGGTATCCCAACTGGCGAGCAACCGAACGGGCCGGGATATAGCGGGCTAGGCGGCCCCGCGCCCGCGCCGCTCGGCGGCGGTATGGCGACGGCCGGCATGGGCCTCGGCACGCTCGATCCGAGCGGCACGAGCCTTGCGACGCCGGGCGCCGGATCGTCGAGCCCATACGATGTTGCCAATTTTCTCGATCCGTCGATGGGCTTTCAGATGGATCAGGGAATGCGCGCGCTCGGATCGAGCGCCGCCGCCGGAGGGCAGACGTTCAGCGGCAACACGCTCAAGGATATTCTGAATTACTCGCAAGGGCTCGCGTCGACCGACTACGGAAACGCATTCAATCGCGCGCAACAGCAACAGCAATTCGGATACGGCGTGCAAAAAGACAATCAAACAATTCCGTTCCAACAGGAAATGCAGCTCGCCGGCCTCGGGATGCAAGGCAACGCGATCAACGCCGATCTATCGAAGTCGCTCGCTGGCTTGATATCCGGCAACACGATCGCTGGCGGGCAAGCGGCCGGCGCCGGTACGATCGGCGGCAACAACGCGATAACGCAAATGCTCACGAGCATTTTCGGGAACCTTCAAGGGAATAGCACGCTGCAACAAATTCTCGCGCGCGCTGGCGGCACGCCAGCCCCGGCGACGACGGCTTGACCTATGCCTGATTATTCGTTTCTGATGGGTGCGAAGCCGGTCGAGCTGCCGAATCCGCTCGACTTGGCGACGAAAGGCGTTTCGCTCGCCGGCCTGATGCAAAACGTCGATATGAACGCGCTGACGCTGCAACAGAAACAGCAAATGATGGCGCTATTTAAAGACCCGCGATACGTCTCGATGCTGTCGAGCATGATCGCTCCGGGCGGCGGCAACGCCGGGCAGCTCGGCGGCGGCCCCGGATCAGCGCCGGCCGCTCCGGGCGGATCGGCCGACCTGTCTGTGCTAAGCGATTATCCGGCCGCGGCGCCCGATGCGTTGCAGGGCATCTTGAAAATGAAAATCGAGGGCGCGCAAGCGTACGAGAACACGCAGCGCGGGCTCAATTATCAGCAAGACGTGCTCGACAAGCGGCTCGCGAAAACGGCCGAAGCTGCGAACGCCGTCATGCAAAACCCGACGGCGCAAACAATCACGGCGTATGTGCACGCTCACGCGTTCACCGGCGCAGCTCCCGATGCCTTCGGCACGCCGCCGTCGACGATGGACCCGAAGGCGTGGGGCGACTACGCGAGCAACGTATATGCATCGCTGTCCGATCCGAAGGTGCGCGCGGAGACGGCGAAGATGCTCGTGGAAACTAAACTCGCACCGCAAAAAGTTGCGATCGAGCAACAGCAAGCCGATACCGCTTCGAAAGCGCAAGCGCTCAAGCAGGCGGAGTATTACAAGGGCGAAGCGGTACAAGACCCCGACAGCAAGCAATGGTTCGTCAAAGTGCCGAACCCGAACGGCGTCGGCTTTACCATCATCAACGCCAACACCGGACAGGTTCAGCTCGATAAAAATGCGCTGCCGCTATCTCCGGCAGACCGCGCCGCGGCGCAGCGCGACGCGGCGGCTACCGGGGCGGCATCGCCAACCGAGCCGAGCGGCGCGGGCGGCATGGTTCCATTGGGAACGGCCGGCGCCGTCCCGACTTCGCCGAGCGGGGCGCCAGTGACAGGGCCGGACTTCAAGGCAAAGGAGCTGTTCAAGTCCGCAGTGCCGGAAGTCGAGCACCTTACGGCGCAATCGAACGCGGCGTCGACAATGAAAGCGATGATCGAGGATTTACGCAAGGGCGAGGCACAGGGTATTTTTTCGGGAGGAATCGCTGGCACCGAATTTTTCCGCAAAGTCGCGAACATCGCGGCGGCCACTGGCGCGCTGTCGACGGATCAAGTCAACAAGCTCGCCAACACTCAGGCATGGACCGCAGAGACGGGCAACCTTGTCGCGCAAGCCGTATCGCAATTCGCCGGCAGTCGCGTTGCTGCACGCGAGATTCCGTTTTTCCAAGGCGTGAAGCCGGAGACGTTGCAGACGCCGGAGGGACGCGAGAAGTTGTATCAATCGTTGTGGAATATCAGCTCTCGCGTGCAGCAAACCGCGGCGCAGGCGGGGCAGCACCTTGCGAAAAACCCGTCACTTCTCGGCTTCGCTCCGCAATTCAAGGATGAAAAGCTGCCGCCGATCCAGCTCGACGCGTTGCCGAACGCTCGGACGTGGCCGGCCGGTAAGGCGCTGCAAGACGACAGCGGGAATATCTGGCGAGCCGTCGGCGGCAAGTGGCAGAACACGGGCAAGGCTCCGGCGCCGGGGCTTGCCGATCAGGTTCCGCAATAATGGCCTTCACCGTCATTCCCGACAGTCCGGCCCCGGCGTCGCCTGCCGGCTTTACCGTCGTGCCCGATACTGGCGCCGCGGCGCCGCCGGCAGCTCCGGCCGGCGATCGGCCGCCATTGTGGGCCGTCGGGCTCGCGATGGCGACGGGCATTGACCCGCAGTTTTTCACCGATCCAGAGCAAGGACCGGCGGCCCTGAAAGCGCTCGCCCGGCAAGGCGGTCTGGCGGGCCGCTACGCGCTGCAAGGGCTCGCGAGCATCACCGACCCGATCAATGCCGCTGTCGGCCTGCCACGAGCCCGAGACGTGGTTAAAAAGGGGCTCGACGTGGCCGGGCTGCCGGAGCCGCAGACGCCGATGGAGAATTTCGTCGGCGACGTGACGGAGGGCAGCGTGCCGTTGCTCGCGACCGGCGGCGCCGGAGCCGCCATGAAGGCGGCGGCCGGCCCGGTCGCGCGCGGCGTCGGCGCGGCGCTTACGGCCAACCCGGGAGCTCAAGCGGCAGCGGCCGGCGCATCGGCTGGCGCCGGCAGCGTTGGCAACCGGCAGCTCGAATTGAGCCCGATGCAAAACCTATGGTTTTCGCTGTTGACCGGCACGCTAGCGCCGACGGCCGCTACGGCCGCGTCCGAGATCGCGAGGGGCGGAGCGCGCGCCTTCGGTGCCGCAGTGCGGCCGTTCACGGAGAGCGGCCAAAAGACCAGCATCGGCCAACTGCTCAACCGCTTTTCGACCGATCAACCGTCGGCGCTGGCCGGCATCGAGGGCGCACGCGAATTCGTGCCGGGCTCGGTCCCAACGACGGCCGAAGCCGCGGCCGATCCTGGCCTAGCCGGATTGCAACGCGGGCTGCAAAACACGCCGGAGGGCGCGGCGGCGTTCTCGACCAAAGCCAACGCGCAGAACAAAGCTCGGCTCGACTATTTGACGCAGACCGCGAAGACCCCGCAGGAATTGCAAGCGGCGATCGCCGATCGCGAATCACAAGCGGCGGCCGAATACGGTACGGCGTTTTCGTCCGGCGGCGAAATCAACCCGCAGACCAATCGCATGTTGAGCAACGTACTCGATCGCCCGGCGATCATGAAGGCATGGCAGCAAGCGGAAACGCTCGCGGCAAACGACGGAATGAAGCCGCAGGCGATGGACCCGAACAACCCTCAGTTTTTGCATTACATCAAGCTCGCGCTCGACGATCAAATCGGAAAGTCGGCGGCGTCGGAAACATCGTTCGGTAAAAACGAAATGCGCATCATGACCGCGCCCGGCGGAGTCAAGGATAAATTTCTCGACGTGCTCGACAATATCTCTCCGTTGTACGGTATTGCGCGCGGCAACTATCAACAGGCGAGCGGGCCGATCAATCGAATGTCGACGTTACAAGACATTATGAAGCGCGCGCAGCTCGCGACGCCGAACATCGAGCAAGACCCGGTTATGTCGGTTGCCGGCTGGAAACGCGCGCTCGCGCATCCAGACGTGACTGATCCTCTAAGCGGGTTGCTGCCGGAGGATCAGGCCATGCTCGGCAACGTCACGAGTGATCTGTCGCGCTCTGCGGCGACGGCAACGGCCGGCTCGCCGATCAAGTCGGACACTGCGCAGAATCTTGCCACGAGCAACGTAATCGCTGCCGCGCTCGGCAAGGGCGATCCGACGAGCCCGATCGGGCGCATACTCGCGTATCCTCTGAAAAAAGCGTACGAATGGAGCGGGGCGAATTCGGATATGTTCGAATTGTTGACCAAGGCGGCGCTCGATCCAGCGTTGGCGGCGGAGCTGATGCGCCGGGCGCCGACGACCGCGGCCCGAACGTCGCTTGCGAAACTGCTCGCCGACCGCTCGCGTGCCTTCGCGATCGGCACGGGCGTCGGCTCTATGCCAGCCGCAGAATCAATCGGAGCAGGGCAATGACCGGGGTGTACAGCAGCCCAAGGGCGACGGTGAGCGCGATGATTCCGAGCGACGAAGCGATGCCTTGGAAGATTGACGGCGGCGGCGGATTCATCGGATCAAACGGCTCCGTGATCCGATCCATTTTTTCGCGCATGGTCTTGTCCACAAAGGAAGCATAGCATGGCCGCTGCGATAGGGTACTACCCGCGCTTTCGCTCTTATGTGCCAGCGACAGGGCTCCCGAATGTTGGCGGCACTGTGCAGTTTTTCGTCGCCGGCACGGCGACGCCTTCGCCAGTGTATAGCGATGCAACGCTAACGGTTCCACTCGCCAATCCGTTGACATTGGATGCGAACGGCGAAGCTCTGTTCTACACGGGGGCCGGCGTCGCCTATAAGGTAACAGTCAGGGATTCGCTCGCCGCGCTGATCTGGACCGAAGATAACGTCATTTTCGGCGGCGGCTCCGGCACGAGCATCGCCGGAAGCTCTGGCGAATGGACGCAAGTTTCCGGCGCCCCGACGTTCATCGATGCGACGCACTTCGCGTACGTCGGCGATCAGACGGCGACGTTCGATGCCAAGCGTCGCTTGAAGTCAACCGTCACGGCTGGCACCACGTATTCAACTGTCGTCTCGTCGCTATTCGCCGCCGGCAACACGACGGTCACGGTGCTAAACGACGCAGGCAATTCACTAGATGCCGGGCTGTCTGTCGTGCAAGTTGGCATCCTCGATCCGGCGCATCCGTCGATACCGAACATCAGTAATTTTTTCCGCAAAAACTTTCTGCTCAATGGCGCTATGCAAGTAACGCAGCGCATCGCTGGCGGAGTGGCGAACACAGTTGTCGGATCGGTGCAAACGCTCGATCGCTGGCAAGGGCGCATTGGCGCCGCTGGCAACGTCAACTATTCGCAAGTCGGGACCGTTGGATTGCTCGACGGATTGCCGTTCGCCTTGCGCATGCAGCGCGTGGCGGCGAACAACTCCGTTACCCCGATCCTGCTCGGGCAAAGCCTGGAGACGAACGATGCGACTCCGCTCGCCGACCAGTTCGCTACGCTTTCGTTTTGGGCCAAGGCCGGCAGCAATTTTTCCCCGGCCGGCGGCCTGCTCAATGCGTCGGTCAAGATTGGCACCGGAACCGACGAAAACATTTTCCTGCCGTATACCGGGCTCGCGACGCCGCTTAGCTCAAACTTCGCGCTGACCGCGCTATGGCAGCGCTTCCAAGTCGTCGGCCTGATACCGGCGGGCACGCCAATGGAAGCAGGCGTCCAATTCAGTTGGACGCCGACGGGCGTCGCTGGCGCCAACGATTTTTGCGACGTAACCGGCGTGCAGCTTGAAGTCTCTAACGCCGCGACGGACTTCGACCAGCGTCCGTTCTCGGAGACGGTTGCTCGGTGTCAGCGCTATTTTCAAAAGTCGTTTGCATACGGAACGGCGCCAGCGCAGAACGCCGGCCTTGCCGGCGCGTCCGCTGGAGTCGCCGGCAAGGCCGGCGCCCTTGCCGAGCACGTTCTTATCCCGCTGTCGGTGACTATGCGCGTGACTCCGACGCCGGCTACATTCAATCCGAGCGCCGCTAACGCGCAAGTGCGCGACGTGGACGCGGCGGCGGATTGCAGCGCGACGGCGCAGAGCACAGTATTCGGCAATTCGCTGATGGTGTTCAATGCTACTGGCAACGCTGGCACTGCCGTCGGCAATTTGCTCGCGATGCACTGGACAGCGGACGCGGAGCTGTGATTGGACGAGCACTCTCTAACTTTGACGCTTTCGGCGCGTCTTTTTCTCGCTATAGCCGCGCCGCTTTTGGTCGCACTGATAGGATTTTTCGTATGGCTTGCAACGATATCGACGCGAGTAACCGTGCTGGAGGAAACGTCGCGCGTGCAGTCAGCGGCAAGCAAAGAAGTAACCGACCGCATCGAGCACGAGCGCGAAGCGAATGACGCACGAGTGCGCGATGATCTTCGGGAGTTAAGGGCAAGAGTTTTTCCACCATTGACCGGAGCGCAACAATGAAGCGACTTATCGCATTATGTTTTTCGCTGTTGGCAAGCATTGCCGCGGCGCAGCCGTTCGACGAAAAGCTATGCACGACGATTCTTGCTGACGGCAAACCTCATTCCGAGGGATGCGTCACTTTTCACGGCCTGACGCTGCAAGATTTACAGCAACACCGGGCGCGACTCGTGCCGATCATGAAGGCTGCCAGCAACATGAAGGATTCGGGCGGCCCGTACACCGTGACGCTAACGGAGACGACTATCGACACGGCGGCAGGAACGAAGGGCGGCGCTGGCGACATGACGTTTACCGGGCTCAAACTGCAAGAGGCTGCGAAGCTGGCGCGGCTCGGTTTCAAAGCGAGTGATACGGCAGCGGCTGCCGCCGAAGCGAGCGGGCTGAAAGGACACAAGCATCCGTGGGGTCCGAATAAGGACGGCTAACCGTGGCGCCGTCCGAAAATCTGATCGACTTTCTTCGTGGTTGGGAAGGCCGCGGAGGGAAGCCGGCGCTCGACGCCTATCAAGATACCGGCGGCGTGTGGACGATCGGCTACGGGCATACGCTGAGCGTTAGAGCCGGCAGCACTTGCACGGCCGAACAGGCGGAACAATTGCTTGCTGCCGACCTGTCGTTGCCCGCGTCAAGTGTCGAGCGCATGGTGCTCGTGCCGATGACGCAATGCCAGTATGATGCATTGTGCGCATTCGCGTTCAACGTCGGCGCCGCAGCTCTGCAAGGATCGACGTTGCTGCGATTAGTAAACGCTGCCGCATTCGATCGCGCGGCGTTGCAATTCACCCGATGGGACCATGACCATTCGGGCGCCGAAGTGGAGGGGTTGTACAAAAGGCGCGTTGCTGAGCAACGCATGTTCCTCGATGCCGACTATTCAATGCGACCATGAACATCAATATAACCCGCTGCCCGCCGTGCTCGTTCGTGCATTGGCTCTGGAGCCAATGCGTGTCCCTCAACCTGAAAGTGCACTTTGAAAGGCACCATAACATGAAGATTGGCGATACTGGCTCTGCAAAAATCGCTCCGACCGCTGCCGGGAAACCATCGACGGTGCAGAGCGTCAATTACTCCGTCGCTCCGCCAGGAATCTACAGCGTCACTCCGGCCGACGATGGTCTATCGGCCGCATTGGCGGCAGTCGGCGGCGGCACCGGAGCGGTACTTACCGTTACCGGCGTCAATGTTGCCGGCGTAACGCTGTCGGAAACTGCGGCGCTGCCAGACGTTGACGCCGCCGGACCGCCGGCCGCTGACGCGCTGAACCTGACGGTTACTTTCCCGTAGCCGTGTTAAAAAAACAAGCGATAGGGGAAATGCTCGACGCGGCCCGCGTTGCGACGCTGTTCGTTGTCGGCTTTACCCTTTCGCTTGTTGTTGTTGTGCAATATCAAGATGCGCTCTACAAAATAAATTGGGCGCTCGTCGCGCTTATTTTCCTCGTCTCCGGTGGGTCGTTTATGGTCTATCGGTTCAACATGCGACGCGGAAATACTTACGACGTGCTCGATCTGTTCATGACGAACGGCATCGCCGATATCGGCAAGCACATGATTCTATTTTTCGCCGGGCTGTCGGCATGGGTTATTGTGCAAAAGATGCTGCTCGATCCGAAGGGCGATATCACTGGATTGGTCACGATCGTGCTCGGCACGTTCGTTGCAAAAGAAGTGCTCGGGCGCTTTGCCGACGCGATACGCGATCGGCCGGCGGCTCCTCCGCCCTCCGGCGATCAGAACGTAAACGTGTTACCGGCCGTTACCGGCAACCTGAAAGGCGCATGATATGGACGCTGATCTGCTCCGATTGCTCTCGATGCTCACGCAAGGCGGTCGCGGTCAGGCCGGCCCGGTGACGCCGCCGACGCAGCTCCCGCCCGACTTCGCGGCTCGACAACTGCTCGGCGGCGGGATGCTCGGTCCGACGTTGGCGAATCGCAACGCGCAGCTCGCCGATCCGACGGCCGTCGCGCTCGCCGCGGCGGCGCAAGGCGCCGGAGCCGGCGCAGGCGGATCGCCAATGCCGCAAGTCAACATGCCGCCCGGCGGCGTGTTTATGCGGCCCGACGATCCGAGCACGATGAATCCGGCGCAGCTCGTCGCGTACATGAAAGCGCACAATATCAAAAAACCGAGCGCAATCGACGAGCTGATGGCGTTCCTAGCGAAGGCGTCGCAACCGACTACGGCTGCCGCTGGCTCGGGCGCGAAGTCGCTGTCGTCAATCTACAACGGCACTACGTCGACGCCGTGACTATCCCCGGGCTTGGATTGCTCAATCCTTGGGTGCTCGCTGGCGCCCTCGTCGCCGCGATCGTGATCGGGGCCGGCGGGTATCACCTGGGCGCCCGCGTCACCGCGGCAAGCTACGAAGCGGATATCATCAAGGCGCAGCAACAGAAAGCGCTCGACGATGCGGCCGTAGCCGCGTCGATCGACAAGACCGCGGCAACATGGGCGGAGAAGTGGCGCTTCGCGCAATCGCAACTCCAAGTCGCGGAGAATACGCACCGCATCATCTATCGCAACATCAAGGAAAAGGTGCCCGTCTATGTCACGCCAAAAGCTGATGCTGCTTGCATTGTGCCTAACGGTTTCGTCGTGCTCTACGATGCAGCCGTCAGTGGGAACAAGCCCGAATCTGTTGCCGCCGCTTACGGCGTCGGACCCGGCGATGTGGATCGACCCTCCGGCATACCGCTGTCTAAAATCGGATCAGTGTCCGTCGACAACGCCGACGCCTGCTCCGGCTGGCACGACAAGCTCGAAACCTGCCGCGCCTACGTCAACACCGTAACCGGCTTTTACAACGATCTGCGATCGACCGTGCACGTTTGCAAATGAGGGATGCCATGCCGCTAAAAGATGAAGTCGCCAAGCTCGAAACTAAGTCGCAACCCATCCGCGATTGGATCGCTGCGCATCCGAAACTATGCTGGACTCTGCTCGGTATCGCGATCGTGCTCGCGATCGGCATTAAGATCGGATCGAAGCTCGCCGCGTGACTGCTAGACTGTTGCTCGGACTGGCGATCGGCGCTGCCATCGTGCTCGCGCTCTGGCAGATGCAATCGCCATAGCGAGGAATGCGCAGCCGATCGGCGCGGACCATGCGAACGCGAGCAATGTAGCGATCAGATAGCATACCGCGCGCATCATTCCGCCGGAGCGGCAAGTTCGCCGCTGCGCCCCTCGCAATTGTCGCCTTTCGCATTCATTCGATCCGCTCGGGCGTCGATCATTGCTTTCATATCGGGTCGTATTTTCAAGCAGCGCCAGCCTTCGGCGCCGACCGCAAGATACCGACAGCACGCCGCACCCTGCCCGATCTTGCAAACGTCGTCGATTATGCGATTCATAGATCGCCGATGATCCCATCGAATCCCGTGACCGCTTTGACGTACACCGTATCGGGCCACTTGCAGACTTTCTTAACTTCGCGCTCGAAATCTTCGGCCGCTTCGCGAACGTCAAATTTTCTCGACAACGCGACCAATCTCGGAGTTTTTACCGGATTGGAATCGTCGGGCACACCGTACACGCGCCAGCCCTTGATGACTATTTTTGACACGGTGCGCCCGACTTCGCTCTACTGAACGTCGACGACAACGGCCGCGATATTCGGCGGCGGCAGCGTGATCGAATTGTGATCGAACGTGCCCTCCCAATTGCCGAAGTCGCCGTTCCCGCTGGCGTAATACGCCCACACGAAACCGCTGCGACGTGATCCGCCTGGGCCGAACGCTGCGCCCTGTCCGAGCTGCCCGTATTTGTTGAAATAGGCGTTAACGCCTTCGATGCCAATCGTCAGCATCAGGGCATTGTAAGCGTCGTTTTGCGGAGTGCCGACGGCGTTGTGATTCGCGAGCCATGCGTATGCTACGCGCTCGTCGCGCTGCTCGATCCGGCGGAACCGATCGAGCGCACTTTGCTGTTCGCCCGTCAGCTTTGCATTCGGATCGGGAGCGCCCGGGCCTTGGTAGACCTGATGCTGGCCGCCGTGTTGCTTCGCCGCTGGCGGCGCCGCAGTCGTTTTGCTGCCCTTAATTTCCATTTTGTGTACGCTCCGAAATTATCAGAAGTTGGCCGGCGCCGAAGTGGCGCCGGCCGCGCCGATATAACCCGTCAGGCGCACGGTGGGGCACCGCCTAAGTCTGTTCGCAGTAGTTGATAAACCCGGCCGCTTCGGCGTCGCTGGCGAAACCGTACGTCGAAAAATTATTGCGTATATCGA